CCACTGATAGTCTTTAGGTACCACGCCGAAGATTCTCTGTGGCAACTCTTTCGTGACCTGTTCCGTACCGTCAGGCAAGGGGCTGGCCCACGCCACAACTTCCGTACCCCGGCCACCCTGAGCGCTGGAAGGCTGCCCCTCAAAATCATCAAGCCACATAACACGCCCGCCCTCAGATACAGCGGCCCAGGCTCCCGCCTCATTACGCACCAGCACCCCGCAAACATCGCCGCCCAGCTGGCGGACTTTGGATTCTGCGATTGGTTTTAGTTCGATATTCATGCCGGCACCTCGATCTTTTCCAGGTTGGCGATAGCCAGTTCAAACGGGTCTCGTTCTTCCCAGGGGAATTCATCAAAGAGCGGCATGCGCTGATGCTGGAACCACTCACCAACGGTCATCTTCCGGGTAACACCCTGGGATGTGCTGGTGCAGTCGTCGAACGGCACTTCCTCGTCAGCTGTTTCGCTGATCAGATCGGCAGCTCCGCTCTGGCTCAAGGCGGCCCAAGACTTGCCTTTCATGTGCGCGATTAGGGCCCACTGGCTCATTGCCAGTAGCGCCGACGATGTTCTCTGGTAGAGCCGGCACAGTTTTCGGCCTGTGTTGATGTGAGTAACCTGAAATACGCCAAAAGGAATCATGGTCACCGCAAGCCCCGGGCATGACTCGTGAATCAGGGCTGGCACCATCTTTCGCTCACCGGACACAACAGGGATCTCGATTTCGATCTCAGTCAGGCCATCTGTATCTTGTTCAATGGTTTCCATGTTTTCTCTCCCATTCGTCCAGCTTCTTCCGCTGATTCCGCACCTGCGCCCGAAGCCTTTTGTTCTCGCGCACGTAGTAGTCTTTCCGGTCACGCAGTTTGTTCAGGCGCTCCAGTAGGGCGCTGCATTTGTCGCAGCTCACGCCTCGCCTTCCCAGCCAATGGGCATCATGAATCCAGCAGCACGAGCATGACCGCCGCCCCCGTACCGCTTTGCGATCTCGCTTACATCCAGCCCGGTGTCCTTTGAGCGGAGACTGAACTTCCGGCCGTCTGGGGTATCGAAGTAGCTGGCGGAGAAAAGCTCACCCTCTGCCATGCGGTTACCCGCATCAGACGCAAACATGTAAGGCACGTTGGCCACCGGTACCGAGTAGCCGCATATCAGCATTCGCCGTTTCGTGGCTTTCAGGATCTCGTCCAGGTCCTTGTTGTGCTTTCGGCGCAGGGTTTTGCCCACCTGGAAGAAGAATTCACGGCCCTCGTCGTCTTCCATGGCGGACAGGATGTTCTTCCATACCTCGAATTCGTAGTCGTATGAGAACAGTGCTGCCGATATCTCCCGGGTGCCTTCCAGGTTGAATTGCCACAGGTCCCGATCTTGTATGTACTCAATCAGCCGGGGCCGGTCCTCATCTGGGAAGCACCAATCCCACGCGATTGCCGCACCAGATCGGCCCATATCGAACTCACCTTGAATCCGCCCGGCATCGAGCAAGGGCTGGATGTCGGCTTCAGCGGTTTTGTGGTGGTCCAGTATGGTCACGCTCTTTGCCTGGTCGATAATCTGTTCCAGGTCAGGAAGCTTGTAGGAGAAATCGACCAGCAGAACGTCATGGCCAGAGCAGTCCGGCGGCGTTTGACCGTAGCTGGCGGCCACGTAATCCACCTTGCCGCCGAATTTCAGCCAGACAGCCAATGCAGCCCCGAACCCATCGGCACAGTTGTCGTGGTAAATGCACATGGTTGGTGTTGTCAGATTTTTCACAGAGCGTTCTCCTTGATATTGGCGCCGGCGAGTGAATACAGGGCCGGTTCTTCCCAAAGCTGCGCGTTGAAGTTGTGGGTTTCGGTTACGAAACCGGTCTGAATAAGCATGCCCAGGTGTTTGCCCAGAGTGTGTGAGCAGATGTATGGGCATGCCGCCCGGTGCAGCTCTTGACGGCCAGCCGCTCCCCGTTTCAGCGCGCGCATGATTCCGCTCACTACTCCCGGGATAATCGGTTGAACCAGCTCCCGCATTCCTAGGCGGTCCAGGTAGTACCCGACAAGGGGGATGACCGGCCCCGCGGCTTTTGGCATTTCAATCAGAGCCATTTGGTTCATATCACACCCCCGATCGCATCCTGCTTATCCAGTGGCCGACTGCTCACGATCCGGCTTGCTTTCAGCCGCCGGCCATCGACCACCATCGGAATCATGGCTCTGGCTTCACGGAAGCCTGCTTGCTCTGCCTGGTCCTCGCTGGTTGCCCGGACATAAACCGAGCGGGTGGCCACGATCTTGCGGTTGCCCTGAGCCCGGTAGCCCACCAGCACCTTGTATGGCCATGGCCGTGATGGATCGGAGCGCAACGGATGGTCTTCCGATAGGTCGTTAATGTTCACGCCGCCTTCTCCTCATATCCCCGGTAGCACTCCGCCCCTGCAGGCTTATCAAACGGGCAGTTGCACTCCGGGTAGTTGCAGGCCCGGCTGGCGGGCTTCTTCAGATCTTCGTACACCAGATCAAGCAAATACTCTGTCTGATCGTCATACCCTTGCCTGCTGGCGGCCTTGGCGATGCTGTGGCGCTCAGCACTGGTGAGCTCCATGCGGTATTCCTGCACGTCCAGCTGTTTGTTTTTCTCCCGCTGGCGGCGCTTTCGTTCGGCTGGAGTCAGTGCCATCACGCATCCCCCAGGACATTCAGTGCCTTTCGGCCCGCCTTCATCAGGGCCTTCCGGTGGCTGATCTTTTCGATGCCGTTGGCGTTCATGTAGTGCAGAGTCTCGGCCACGGTTGCCAGCGTACTCACCGGGCTGGTGGTAGCGCTGAGCATCAATGATGTCTCGCAGTCGCTGGCGGAACTTCCAATTACGTACTGAGGACCTTTGCTCATGATTTTGTCTCCGCTTCTTTCAGGTGTTCCAACCACACATCCCATTCCTCAGGCTGTAACCAGGTGCCGTCTTTGAGCACTGCGCACCCGCTGGAGTGGATGTAGGCCAGCCCTGCCTCCTCAATCAGTTCGATGATTTCCTCTGGCAACTTCATGCCGCTAATACCTCGCTCGAAATGCTGTATGCAGTCACCCCTTCCCCGAACAGATCTTTGCCGCACGGGACAAGGGCGCCTTTCTTAACCAGGGCCCGAAGCGTTAACTGGTTCACTTGGGTGCCGTCGACCATGAAGGCCCTGCCGCTGACATCAACATTGATGCTTTGCCCGGTCTCCCGCATGTGCTGTAACACTTTGATCTGGGGGGGGTATAGCCGCTCATCACGCCACCTCGCCCACATACGCTTCCTGAATGGCCTTGAAGGCCTGCAGGTCTTCCGGCTTCTGGATGGCAAACCGAGCCCCGCGCCATGCCAGGAACACCTCGTCTGCCTCGATCACCAGGCTGCTGCCGTTGGGGATCTCGTGCTGAAGCCGGCGGGCCATTTCCCAGGAATTAAGCTGGGCAGGTGTTGCGTCACTTTCTGCTTTCCGTGACGTGTCACGAATGCCCTGCTCCCAGTCCGACACAACGGTTACCTTTTCGTCGGCTGGATCTTCAGTGGCAGCGGGATCAGGTGCCGCATCTTTCTTGCCCAAGTCACTGACACCTTCCAGCCGCTCGCGGCCCTTTTGGGTCAGCGCCCAGTAACCATTCGAGCGCTTGTGAATCAGTCCGGCGCTGCGCATGTTGCCCAGAATCTTTGATGCGAAAGCCCTGTCGGACCATTCCGGGAAAGCCTCCATCATCGCTTTGGTTGAGCGCTCGGCTTCTTTGATCGCTCCGAGCACGTCCAGAACATCAGCCATGCTTTGATTCCTCCGTCGATTCACGGTCAATCTGCTTCAGCAGCTCGTTGGAATTCCGAACGGCTGCCTGGTAAGTGTTCAGGGGTGCCGCCGCCATCATTGCCAGCCCGGTCAGGTCTTTGAGCACCTGGTAAAGCTCGTCTGCATACCGGACCTTGGCGGTCTCAGCCCGTAACGGGATAACGCACCCACCTGACCGATCAGCGCAGAAGTCAGCCGGGGTTTTACCGATAAACGCACCGGCCACCCGTCCTTCATGTATCCATGCCCATGCATCAGCCACGACGCTTACCCTCCCGCTTCTTCAGGTGGACTTCCTCCCGGTCGATGGTCACCGACTTGGGCGCGATGATTCCCATGCGGGCCGTGTTGCCGCTGTTGTGGATCATCACCACCTTAATTTCCGGCCCACCCTCCGGGGTGATCACCAGCGCTTCACCGTCCTTCCTGGTAACTACCAGCATCAGAGTTCCTCCCAGCGCTCAGCGCCGTCGTAATCGTTGCCGCCCTTGGCGATCCACTTTTTGCCATCTTTATCGATGGCTATGCAGCCGGGCATCCATCCACTTGGGTTGAACAGCGCTGCTGCCCATCCCGCTACCTTCTCACCAGAGATCACAACGTAACCGCCTGTAAGGCTGCGTTCGGCGCGATACTCTGCGATCTGCACCTTCAAGCTTTTCATGCTGCCCCCGGGCCCGGCTGATTGATTTGCCGCAGCCGCACAGGTAGGCGAACCACGTTCTGTTCTCTGGGCACCACCTTGTAGGTGCGGTTAGCACCCAGGCGAATCTCGCAGCCCAGCTCGGTTGCCAGCTGGCGGAGTGCAGGATCCAGTTTTGCCAGGGTCAGGTGTTCCGGAAATTCCACAGTTACAGCTGCCATGCTCTGCTCCTTATGCGTAGATGCCGCGAATAGCCGTGCGGCCGATGGTGTTCTGGGTAACGGGAGGACGACCGCCACTGGTCGGCGTGGGCCGGCTGCGCATCGCGGGCAGCATGGCGAAAGCCATCAAAGCCCAAGCGAGCATTCGGGCCCGGAAAAGGCCCTGCATCCAGCCCTGGGAAATCAGGTCTACCCTGCTGTGCGCATGAAACTGGTCCTTGGCCTCGTCGAGGTGCCAGTTAACGGTGTCTGGTGAGATATCGAGCTGGCGCGCAATCTCTTTGGCGCTCATTCCCCGGGCCGCCAACATGACGACTTCGGCCCGGCGAGGCGGAAGCAGTGACTCATCCGCCAGCTCAACGATCATTCG